TTCCTCTCTCGGGGTTGATCTGGTCGGGCCGGCTCCCTCGCGGGAGCCGGCCCGTTCTGACTCCGGCGCCGGTCAGCCCAGGATGTTGAGCGCTTCGCTGACTCGCTTGGAATGAGGTTCGTGCTGCCGAGTCAGAGCGTTCTTGACCACGGCCAGCTTGTTGCTGGCGCCGGTCATCTCCTGTTGAGCGTTCTCGACCTGGAGCCGGAGCGCGTCCCGCTCGGTCGTCACGTTCTCCAGCAGAGCCTCGGTGCGCTCGGCCCACTCCCGATTCTCGTCGGCCCGTTGCTTCTCAGTGCGCCGGTCATGGTCGTAGCTCCGGACCTTCAGCAGGAGTGCATCCCGCTCGGCCACCAGATCCCGGACCTGAGCCTCCAGCGCCGGAACCTTGCCCGCCCGCTCGGCCTGATCGAGCACGTTGGCCACCGACTGGACCTCGTCCTGGTCGGCGCGGATCTCGATCGTCACGTGCGCGTCGCGGAACTCTGTCGCCGTCTTGACGATGATGGTTGCCATTGGACCTCCCCGTCCCTTAGTTGTATCAGAGCGGGGGGACCGACGTCCCACCCGCTCCTCATACCTTACAGCCGTGCCGTTTGAGAACGCAAGCCTACAGCGTGACTCCGAGCTTTTTGATCGCCCGACGGCCCTGAATCCGGGTCGCCAGATCGGCCGCCTCGCCCTTGGTCCGCACCCGGGGGAGCATCTTCTCGGGCAGACCCTCACGAAGCAGACGTCCTTTCTGGACATCGCTCACCGGCTGGTTGCGCCAGCGGGCCTCGCGCTCAGCCAGCTTCTGGAACGCCTTGGCCCGGTCCTCACCGATGCCCATCGCCCAGTCGCTCGGCAACGCGTCATGCAGCACGCTGACCCGGCCGTTCTCGTAGCTGGCCAGGCGCCACGTGTCGATGCCCTCGGGCACCATGACCACGACCTCCTTGCCGGCGCCCAGCACCCAGCCCGGCCCGACCGGGAGCCAGCTCAGCCGCGAGGCTCCGAACACGTCCACGGTGCCCTTGCCGCTGGCCGCGCAGTTGTCGTGCCGTCGCTCCCCCATGTTGACCTTGCCCCGGGGGAGGTAGCGGTGGCAGAGCGCGCACCGGTGCTCAGCGATGTCGCACGGGAGCTCGCAGCTCGGGCAGGCCTGGGCCTCGCCCTCGCCCTTCTTCTTGGGCTTGGTCTCGTCCTCATCCCCCAGGTCCACCCGGGAGACCAGGTCGTGGCGCTGGGTCGCGCCGACGATGTCCATGATCAGCAGATTCTTCTTGCCCGGCGACTTGCGCGTGCCTCGACCGGCCATCTGGACGTAGAGCGTGTGCGAGGTGGTCGGCCGTCCGATAAGGACCAGGTCGATCGAGGGCTCGTCGAACCCGGTCGTGAGGACCGCGCAGTTGCAGACCATCCGGGTCTCGCCGCTCTTGAGCCGGGCCAGGATCGCCTTTCGCTCGTCCTTGTCGGTCGTGCCGTCCAGGTGCTCGGCCGCCACTCCCCGAGCACGCAACGCCTCGGCCAGGAGCTGAGACGTCTTCACAGTCGGCAGGAAGGCCAAGCCCTTGCGGTCCCGGGCGTGCTCCACGTAGGCGTCCGCGATCTGCTCAATCGCGCCGGAGTCCTCCAGCTCCTGGCCCAGACCGCCCTCGGAGAAGTCGCCGCCGGTCTTACGGACCCGGCCCAGGTCGGCCTTCGTCTCGATGACCAGCGCGGGCAGGATCGGGCAGAGGAAGTCCCGGAAGATCGCCTCCCGGATTGACATGTAATCGACAACTTTTTCCCAGACGGACAGCGCCTTCTTGTCCCGCTCCGGGGTGGCGGTTAGCCCCACCGTCAACGGTCCGTACGGGTTGAACGAGCCGAGCGCCTCCAGCGCGCCGCGCCAGCCCGGCGCCGGCGCCAGGTGCGCCTCGTCCACGATGATCGTGCCGAACGGGGAGCGACGGTGTGACTCGACCAGCCGGGCCAGCCGCTCGCGCCGCTGGATCGTCGCCACCGAGGCAACGACGACCGGCGCGTCCAGCTCATCTCGCTCGGCCTTGACGATGCCGGTCTCGATGTCGGGTGCCTGCCACGCCAGCTTCTCGATGAACTGGTCCGCCAGCTCCTCGCGGTGGACCGTGACCAGCGTTCGCCCTCGGTCGGCCCGGCGCTCGGTGAGCGCGCCCATCACGACGCCCTTGCCGGTTCCGGTCGGGTGCACGATCAGCGGCCGACGGATGCCCTCGCGCTCGGCCTTGTCCACGTTGCCAAGGGCCCGCTTCTGGTAGTCACGGAGGTCGGTGAACATCATCAGCGGTGACCTCTCTGGACCTCGACCTCGTAGACCTTGTAGTCGAAGGTCTTCCCCGTCCTCATTTGCAACTTCGCAGTCTTCCCGAGGTACCGGATCGTGGCCGTGTCGCCCACCTGAAGTTCGGCCCCGGTGATCATCGAGTTGAGCATCGAGCTGTGACCGGTGACCCGGACCCGCTCGGTGCCGCCCAGCCACAACTCGATGAACGGCACGGGGCCGGAGCTGGAGAAATGGGACGGCTGGGTTCCCTGGCGGAGGACCACGCCGGTGACCTCTGCGGGCTCCTCCGGGACCCACTCCTTGGCCCGGCCCTCGGTCAGTGCCCGGACCGCGCACATCAGGCAACCATCTTCGTGGTGTCCCTCGATCGTCGTCATGCCACTCACCTTACCGTGAAGACTGCGAAGTTGCAAACGGGAAAGCCCGCCCCGAAGGGCGGGCCGGTCAATAACCCGGTGGTATGTCGCGCGGGTCGGACTCCAGCTCGGCCACCGGACTGGGACCCGTACCGTAAGTACGGTCGTCGCTCCACTTCAGTTCCTCGCGCTCAGGCGCGTGCGGCCCCGAGTCGAGAAGACCCCGCCGTCCTTGCTTGGCCTCCGCCGAGGCAACGTCGTAGCCCAGTTCAGCCACCGGGGAGGTAGGCAACGGGACCGGGTAGACGTCCGTCAGCTCGGAGACGATCTTCACCCACTCCAGCTTCCGGCCCTCGCGCTCCAGCCACTTCTCGACCGCTCCCCAGCCGGCGGCCTGCGGCACCCGGCCCGAGCCGGAGAAGTACCAGACGCCGGCCTGCTTCAGCGCGGCGTACGTGTAGACCTTCGGCTCCGTGCGGCCTCGTGCGTCTGCCGTCCGGGCGCCCTCGTAGCTGATGCCCAGGAAGAGGACCGTGCCGTTCGGCAGGGCGCGTGGGTTCATCGACCACGTCACAGTTAACACTCCTAAGTCAGAGGGAAAGAAGGGCCGCCCTTCCCCGTGGTGCTTGTGGGTGGGGAAGGGCGGCCCGGCTAGCGCGAGGTGGTCAGGCGCCGGCGCGCTTCACGACGACACCGAAGTGCTTGTACGGCTTGCCCGCGAAACGGCCGTTCTTGATGGGCTTCTCGCCGAAGTACTTGACACCCATCTTGTCACCGACGCGCGGGTCCGCGTCCTTGATCTCGCGCTTGAGGACCGCGCCGTACCCGATCACGCGCCACTTGATCGTCTTGCCCGGGTTCTCCGGGTCACGGCACTCCAGGGTGATCGTCGGGCACATCGGGTCTTCGCCCTCGTTGGCGAAGTCCGAGCGAGTCTCGCCCACCTTGACCACGATCCCGGCGATGCCCTCACCCTTCTCGGTGGGGACCCAGCCCTCCGAGTCGTCCTCCTCGACCTGGTTCAGCAGGTCGTCCACGTCGGCGAAGTCGCTCTCCGACATGTTGACGTCCGGTGCGCCGAACATCTCGTCCACGTCGTCCTGAGCGGCGACGTTCTTGGTGCTGGCAGCCATGGGGCCACCTCTCTGTGAGTGAGCTAGCTAGTGAGCTGGTTGGTGCAGGCTCCGGCCCGCTCTCTTGGCGCAAGGTCCGTCCTCGTGCGCTGCCGAAGCCCTTGTGGTGCACCCGGCCGGCTTGATTCCGTGGATGGGGCTCGCCCCGGCCGGGCTCTTGCATCACCCTCTGGGTGCCGTCACACGCCGTAAGGTCTCGTGTCCCCCGGACGCCTGGTTTTTCGCTTGGGCCAAAGATGATCAGTCAAGGACAGCTAGCTCTCCAGATCCCGTTTCCGCTCCGTGCACCCGCCAGGCATCGAACCTGGATCCTTCCCGTCTGCCCCCGCCGCGCCGTACGTCTTGGCCGGGGTCGAATCGGGCCACTCTCTCCGCTTGAGCTACTGGGCACTAGCGCCGGCGCCAGGTTGCGATCCTGACGCCTAGGGTCGGTCTTGACGGCCCCTAACCGTCGAACACCGGCTTGACATCTGCCTCACCGGTTGCCGAATCCAGGCTCACCGCGAAGTTGCCCGGTGCGAGGCCGTCGGGGGTCCTTCCGGCCTCGCGGTTCATACCTTACAGGGTAGACGGGGAAGTGTCCACCGGGGCGGCCAGCTTCTTCTTGATCTCCTTGGGCACCGAGATCGTCAACCGCCGGTACGAGGAACGCACCGTCAGCTCTTCAGCGATCTTCGGGTACTTGGTCTTCAGCGCCTCGACGTCGATCCGCGAGGATCCGACCTCGGGGTAGCTGGTGATCTTCAGACCTTCCTTCTTCCCCGGCCAGGGCAGGTACCCAGCGCCGGCGTCGCCGGTCATCATCCGGAAGTAGTTCTTGATCGCATCCATGTCGGCCTCGGCCGCCTTGAGCGCGGTCTTGGCCCGGTCGTAGTCCGCCAGCCACTCCTCGGTGTCCTCGGGGAGGTCGATGCTCGGCTTGACCACCTTGGGCTGGAGCAGCTTCAGCAGCTCCTCGGTCTTCGGGTGCCGGAGGTCGTGCATCGGGGGCTCGCCGGTCAGCACGTTCTCAGTCCAGAACCGCTCAGCCTCAGCCGCGAGCTCGGCGAACCACTCGGGGTCGAAGCCGATCTCGACCGTGAAGAACGAGCGCTCCCGGCCCAGCACCAGGCACCCCAGGTACGCCTTCTTGAGGCCGATGATGCCCATCTGCCACTGGCATTGGGCCTGGTAGTGCAACGGCGCGGAGCCGGTCCCGTGGCCGCCCGGCCGGATGGTGCCGGACTCCCAGTGCTCGTCGTCGCCGGCGGTCTTGCACTCGATCAGCGCCTCGGCCTTCCAGCTCCGGGGTTTGGTCGCGAACCGGTCCGGGGTGACCCGCAGGAACGGCTTCTCGGGGTTGGCCCAGAGACCGCCGCCGAACCGCGAGACCATGCCGATCTCCTCAGCCACCTTCTGGGCGACCACGTCCTCCAGCCGGTGGCCCCACTCGATCGGCGCGCCGGTCAACTCCTCGTCCGGCTCGGTGCGGATCTTCTTGTTGAAGATCGACCAGGAGGTGTCGTACTCCGAGATGCCGACCAGGGCGGCTACCTCGGACCCGCCGACGCCGTCACGCCGTGCGGCGAGCCACGGGCCTCGGCCGGCGCACTCGGGGAGGATGACCCGGGCCGGGCTGTTCGGGACCTGGGCGAACCGGTGCACCGGGTGCGGGCAGGCCAGCCGGCCGCCCGAGCGGGCCAGGTACGTCTCGACCTGGCCCGGCTCAACGTTGACAGTCAACTGTCAGCCCTTCATCTCGATGGTGTCCAGCATGGCGCGCTGGGCCTGAGGGAGCGGGAAGACCGGCTGATCCAGACAGTCGTTGGCCATGATCCAGAGCCACCAGGCGTCACACTGGTTGTCGTCCGCGATCTCGACCTCCCCCCGCTTCATGGCGGCCAGGGACATCTCGGTCTTACTGGCGCCGCCCTTACCGGTGGCGTACTTCTTCAGGCTGGACGGCCCGACGTCGCCGTACGGGATGCCCTCGTCCAGCAGCATCGCCCGGACCACGCCGTGCACCATGCCCGTGATGCCGGCGGACTTCATGTTCGGCGGGAGCAGCTCGATCAGCACCAGGTCTGCCCCGGTCACGACCCGACGAACGGCCGCCCGGATCTCGCCCAGCCGCCGGTCCTTCTCCTGCTTCGGCTTGACCACGGACCACTCGGCCAGCGCGTGCGAGTGAGCCGACCAGCACATGCCGGTGGCCGTCATCGACAGGTCGAGGCCCGTCACCTTCTGGAAGGTCACGGCTTGATCATGTCGCGCAGCGGCACGCCGATCCGGTCCAGGGCCGAGGTCGAGACGAACTCGTCCGGGCTGGACTCCAGCACGGCGATCAGCCGGGTCAACGCCTCCGTCTGGGGGAGGTAGCTCGACTCGTTGACCGTGTTCGGCCGGAAGACCCGAACCTCCTGCCACCCGTTCCTAGCGCGCAGACCCTCGGGCACGTCGTCCAGGGTGACCGGCTGCTGCCTGCGGTTCTTCGCCCGGATCTTGTTGGCGAAGGCCGCCCAGTCGGCCGCGTGCTCAGCCACGTACCGGCTCTCGATCTGAGCCACGTCGTCGTAGGCCTTGGCCAGCCGGTCTGCCGCGCTCTGCTCGCGCTCGGCCACCATCCGCCGCAACTTCTCGATCAGCTCTTGCCGGTTGATCCTCACTTCTCGTACGCTCCGTTCTCCAGCTGGTCCGCGAAGTCCGGGTCCTTGGTGTACGGGCCGTAGCTCTGACACCCGTCCTCGTGGGTGCGGACCGGCGGGGCCCCGTCGAACATGCTGGGGCTGGTGCTCTTCACCGGGGATCCGTGCTCGCACGGCGGCCCAGGATCAGCTTCCTCGGTGGCCTTCTTGATCTGGTCCATGGCCTTCGTGAAGGCCGTGAACGTGCCGGTCATACCGAGACCGACCAGCAGGCCGATCATCACGCCCAGCGGCATCTCCGCGTGGCGCTCCTCGCCCTCCCGGCCGAAGGTCAGGCACAGCCGGGTGGCGCCGTCCGGGATCTCGTACTCGGCCCGGACGTTGCGCTGGAGGTAGTCCCAGCGCTCCTGGTCCAGGTCCGTGATCGTCATCTGAGCTCGCACGGGGCGGGCCCCCTCTCTCGTTCGGTCTGGCAATACCTTACCGTACCGACTGCAAGGTATGCAAGGAGAGGGGGCCAGCAGCCTCAGTGGTCCGGAAAGAACCGGTCCTTGGCCAGCGCCTCGATCTCGGCCGCCGCCACGCCGATGTTCGAGGGCATCACGATCATGCGCCGCAGCGTCACGTCTACGTCCTGACGGAAGCGAGCCAGCTCGTCCTCGGCCGGCTTGGCGCCAGTCGTCGCCTCGTGAACAGCCCGAGCCGTGTCCAGGACGGCCGCCATGCCGGACCACCCGTGGTCGTCATAGTTGGCGCCGGCCACCTTACGGCCGCCGATCCAGACCTCCAGGTGCTCGTCGTCCGGTTCACGGACCTCCAGGGTCTGGGCCGCGCCGGCCCGCTTGGCGCCAGGCCACGGGTACCGAATCAGCGTGTCCAGCTCTCCGACGATGCGGTCCCGGGGCTGAAGCTCGTCGCGCTTCTCCAACTCATCGATGTACCGGGCCAGGGCTCGACCGAGCGTGGTCGGCTCGCCGTCCATCAGGTCGAGGACGGCCTCCTCGTCCATGCTCACAGCCGCGTCCGCGACCGTGGTCACGGCCTCCCGGGTCTCTCCGGTCTCGGCCATCATCTCGCGGATAGCCGTCTCGCGGGCTACGGCCCGGACCACCTTGTCGATGTCGGTCACGTCCGCCAGAGCCTCGGCGAGGTTGGCGTACTTGTTGCGGTCGATCATTCTGCTCACCCCAGCTCCTTCAGGAACGTCTCCAGGCCGGCCCAGATCGAGGTGGCCACCTCAGCCATGCCCTTGGGGTCGCTGATCAACCAGATGACCAGGCCGATCACGGCCGCCCACTTGACCCAGTTCGGGATATCCACCGGTTCGTTCCTCCCCTCAAACGGCGGGCCTCTCCCACCATGGATTACATTACAGCCAAGGCTACAAAGTGTCAAGCCCCGACCTCATCGAGGTCGGGGCTCAGCTGGCGCCGGTCAGGGCCGGGCGAACAGGTTGTCGCACTTGTCGCACCGGACCACGCCAAGATCGAGAACCTTTTGACTCATGCGGATGATCACCGGTTCCTCGCACCCACAGACAGCTTTGGCGCTGCCACCTTTGGCCTCGCCCTCCTCGCCACCGACCGGCTTGCCGGTGATCCTCTCCCCGCCGCGCTCGTCCTCGTCCTTCTCGCCGCCGAGCCAGAAGGGGAGCAGGCCCGTCAGGCGGATCTCGCGCTCCAGCTCGGCCAGCAGGTCGGCATACTTGACCTTGGTCTCGGCCGTGGCCGTGACGAACGCGAACCCGTGGCTCTTGTCCGCCTTGCCGCCCTTGTGCTCCAGGCCCATCTCCTCGGCCGCCTTGCGGAAGGTCGCGTTGTGCCAGCGACCCTGGCGGCTGGTGTCCTTGACGTCGCGCACCTTGCTCAGGGTGTGGGCCGCCTCGTGGAGCATGGTCTGGAGCACCTGGCCCGCTCCCTTGGCCAGAGCTTCGCTGGACAGGAAGAGCTCGTGACGCCGGCCCTCCCCGGCCTCGCTGATCGCGGCGCCCTCTTCGGCCCGGACCTTCCAGCTCTCGGCCCGGAAGTGGCCCCACTTGGTGCCCTCCCCGGAACCGGTCGTGATCACGACCTCCGGGAGCTCCGGGTGGTCCGCTCGGATGCGCGCCCACACCTTCTCCAGCAGGGCGACCACGCTCGATCCGGTGTGGTTCTGAGCCACCCCGCTGTTCATCAGACTGTCGATCGGCTTGGCCAAGATCGCGGCCTTGTCGATCGGCCCCATCGTGGTCTGGGTCTCGGCGGTCATCTCGTCCTCCTGGCGTCGTGCGCTGCTGATAGAGAGAACATTACAGCCGTGACAGTGAAGTGTCAACCTAAGAGGCCCGGCTGTGAAGTACTTCACAGCCGGGCCGGGGAGGTCAGTCCTCGTCCTGAGCCGGCCAGGTCACGGTGTTCGTGTTGCGGAGCAGGTCGGCCCGGCTCTCAGCCGCGCCCAGCGCCACCTTGGCGCCGTCCGGGAGCTGGCCCCAGGCCTTGGCGAACGCGTCCGGTGCCATCCGCTGAAGCTTCCGGGTGATCAGGAGGAGGGCTTCCTCGGTGGCCTGGGCCTCGGTCATCTGGTGCTCGCTCATCGCTCGGATGTCCTTCCCGCTGGGGCCGCCCGTTGCGGCCTTACGAGAACTACTTTACAGGTATGACAGTGAAGTGTCAACTGCGAAGTCACAACTGTGAGGTACGCCACAGACGGTTGACACTTCACTGTCACGCCTGTAAAGTAAGTCGTATCAGCAGCGAGCGAGGGAGAACGAGATGACCGAGAACGAGCACTACGCCAAGGCCCAGCGGATCCAGGACCTGAGGGTCATGATCGAGGCAGACCGCGAGCACCTCTACCGAGAGCTGGAAGACGGCAGCTACCGGGCCGCCGACCGATACCTGAAGGCGATCTTGGCCAACGAGGAAGAGATCAAGACCCTGATCGGATGACACAGAGAAGCCCCCGGGTGCAACCGGGGGCTTCTCCTACTGCGGGGCCACGGTAAAGATCAGGAAGCGACCGAGGTCAGGTCGGTCCGGGCGCCCTGACCGGGGCGGTTGGCCTTCCAGGTGTCGAGCGCCTTGCGCGTGAACACCGGGAGGTTGTACTGACCGTCGGCCTCACGGTCGGGCTCCACCTCGGGGCCGATGCCCCGGGCCACGTAGCTGGAGAGCGTGTTCCGCTTCAGGCCCAGGTACTCGGCAGCCGGCCCGTAGCCCACGAAGCGCTCTGGCGTCTCGTCCTGGGTTGTCACGGTCTCACCTTCTCTCGTCGTCATGGCCCCACTATACAGCCAAGACTTCCAAGCTGACAAGGTCGAGATCCAGGGCTTGACACTTCACAGTCAACCCTGTAAAGTCTCTCTCATGACAACGAACCGCAGCGCCCACGGAGTTCAGTTCACCAAGTGCCCGGCCTGCCACAACCCGATCGGAACGCGCGGACTGGCCCGCCACCTGGCCGCCCACAAGGGTGCCATCGTTGCCCCGACCGCCAAGAAGCTCCCGGTTCTGGACCGTGCCGCCCTCGCCGTGCTCCGCGACCCGAGCAAGGCGGCCGGCTACAAGACCACCGCCAAGAAGCTCATCCGACTGGGCTACCTGACCGAGGCCCACGAGGTCACCGAGACGGGCCAGGCGCGCATCGCCTGAGCCACCTCCTCACAGACAAGCCCCCGGTTTCCCGGGGGCTTCTTGCTGTTGACACCTCACAGTCAAGGCTGTAACGTAGTGGACGGTGGAGAAGGTTTCCTACTGGGGAGGACAATCCCGGTTCATCCGGTACTTGACCAAGGCGTCTCGGACCACCCGAGCCCGCTCCCCTTCAGGTCCAGGAACTGGCTCCGGTCCTCCGACGAACACCGAGGTCATCGTGCACATGTCCCGATCCTGCTGGCGCTGGTTCGTGTAGATCCAGGCGGACATCACCAGGTTGATCACGATTACGGCCAGGCCCCAGGAGATCAGGACCATCCAGACCGGGCGGGACATGGGCTCACGGATGGCGCGCCTCATACGGTCTCAGCTCCAGGGTCCAGCGCTGGCGACGTAGGCGATGACAAGGGCGACGGCTCCGCCGGCCCCGAGGACCCCGATGAGAGACTGCCCGCGATATCGGGCCGTGAGAGCCAGAGCCGCAGAAAGCCCGGTCCGAGCATCGTCGCGCTGGAGATCAGCATCAGGGGCCACGGCCCCGCCGTGAACACGATGTAGGTTCCCCATGCTCCCCCGAGCGCTAGGAACAAAACGTCCCGCTGGAGGGGCGGCAGTGCTCGCCTGGTCACGCACCATTCCTACCTTCCTCCGCAAGGAGTCGTTTCGCGGAGCGTACCCGCGACGGCCCAGAGCGAAGCGGCCGGCGGCGCGCCAACATCGGGTCGGTCAACGCCTTGGCGTTCCACTCGATGCTCAACGCTGAGCCCTGATGGTGGCGCCGGGCCACTCGCTCGCGGGCCTTGTGCTTGGTCAACGACGGTACCGGAAGGTGGTCCACAAGGGACGGCCAGGTGTACCAGACGTCGTGGCCGCGCCGCTCGGCCCAGCCGGCCACGCGCATGTCGTCCGGCACGCCGGCCCTGGTGTCGGCATACTTAATCATGTCCGGGATCAACGCCACGGGGAGCGCGATGCTCACACCCCACATCAGCTTCTGGCTCCGGACCCAGGTCGCGCCGGCCGTGTCGGCCGCCAGGGCCATGGCCTCCCAGCGGATCGGCACGTTGCGTCCGGTGCCGAGGTACGGCGAGACCACCGCGTCGGCTGGCACGTAGGAGAGCGCTCTCTCCAGTCCGGCGAGGAAGTCGTCACACGGAAGCGCATCGTCCTGGATCAAGACGTGCCAGTCTGCCGTCGGGTCGGCCATCTCCCAGCCCCGGCGCGCCGTGCGCCAAACCCGATCGCCGCTCCCCGAGGGCGGCCCCTCGTCGTCCCAGGCGACGGCCGCCGGCCGGTCCAGGATGTCCAGGAGGACCCGGACGTTCTCGGATCGGTCCGGGTGAGCCATGATGCTGGCGCTGAGCCTCACGGGGTGTCTTCACCGTGGGTCTGGGCGCCGGGTCCTGAGCGCTTACGCGTCGCGCCCTCGCCAAGACCCTGGCCGCCGCCGTGCCGCAGGCTGTCCGGGGAGGGCGAGTCATCGACGATGGTCCGGGCGGCCAGGGGGTCAGCTTCGATCTCGCCGCGCCGGATCCGGTCGGAGATGGGTCCTGACAGCTCGACCATCACTTGCCGTCCCGCAGGGCCTGGAGGATCAGGTCGCGCTTGTCCTTGCGGGCACCGAGCACGATACCCCGGTGCTTGGCCAGCGCCTTGAGGTCCGGGATGGTCAGCTCCTCGATCGGCGTCCCGTTGGTGATCCCGTCCAGCTCCCCAGCGTTGACCACCTCACGGTGCCGATCGACGGCCGGGTCGGTTGGCACTTCAGTGTCAGGCCCGTCGAACAGCAGGTCCACCGCGTCCGGCGCGTACGAGCCCGGATCCACCTCGGGCAGGACGGGGCTGTCCCCGGGCTCCCAGGTTCGCTCAACTGGCAAGGGCTGGAGCACCGATGACTCCGTGACCTGGTACGGCACAGCCACCTGGCCGGCGGCGGCCGGGTACGGGGAGGGCGAGACACCCTCACTCGTGATGGCCGTGATCGGGGTCAGCGTCTCGGCAGCGTCATCCGGAAGCTTGAACGCCAGCCGGGTCACGGCCAGCCGGTCGTGGTACAGCTCGATCGGGGCCAGGAAGCCCTCGGCCACGAGTGCGTCCACGGCGCGGCCGACACCGGGCCAGTCCGGGTGACCGTAGTCGTCCACCGCGATGACCGCACCGGGCGCGAGGTGCGGCGCCCAGGCCACGATGTCCCGGCGCGCGCCCTCCTCGGTGTGATCGCCGTCCACGTAGAGCAGGCCGACCTTGCTGTCCTCCCCGACATACGGCCAGACCTCAGCCTCGTCGTGCGAAAAGCCCTGGACCAACCTGATCTTGTCCGCGTAGCCGAGGCTCTCGACGTTGTGGAACGCCTGGATGCGCGAGCCCCGATCGGTGAAGGGCGGGTCGTAGACGTTGCCCTCCAGATCCCACGGGTCGATGGCCGTGACGTGGTTGCCGTTGCCCTGCTCGGCTCCCCAGGCGAGTTGGAGCGCGGTCCGACCCTGGAACACACCCAGCTCCACGATCTCCAGGCCGGCGGGGACCTGGCTGGCGAGGTCGGCCAGGGCCATCATGACGTCCTCGGGCGTGGCCGCCCGGACGTTCTTGAAGTGGCGCGGCACGCGGGGACCACGGCTCGCCGTCGGGCCGGAGCGCTGGACCTCGCGGCGTGCGCGCTGAGCCATGGCGGGCCGGGGGCCAGAGCCGACAATGCGCCGGGTGCGGTCGGCAGTGTGCTTCTCGGGGCTCACGTCAGGTCGTCCTCTCCTCAGATGACGGATCTCGGCCACGTCGGTACGGAAGACGTCGCCGTGCTTCCACCCCTCGTACGCGCGCCGGTCCTTGGCGAACTGGTCACGGTGGTTCACGCGCTGGTACTGGGCGTCTGTCTCGCCCTTCCCCACGATCGGGTGCATGTGCTCGATGCGCACCTCGGGGAGGTGACGGAGCGCGCCGGCATTGCCGAACAGGTCCATCATCGAGTTGTCGCAGTACATGTGCTCAACGTCGGCCGGGACCATCCGGCCCAGCGCGCGCACGGTGTCCGAGGTGACAGCCCACTCGGTGCTGAGCTTGGCGCCCTGGTAGCCGTCATCGCCGTAGACCATCCCGCTCCCCATCTCGCGGAGCACGGTCAGGTAGCGCTCGGCCCAGTTGATCGTCCGGGGAAGGTGATCGTCACCGGCGAACCCGAGGGCGAAGTACTTCCGGGTCAGAGCCAGGTTGTTCGCTGCCCAGTTCAGCTTGTGGACCATCGGCATCCAATGGTCCGCGATGATCAGTGAGAACAGGGGGTCATCCGTATCCGGATGCCGGGTCTCCTCGAACAGCGCTCGATATCCCTCGAACTCCGGGTCATCCGCGTCTACGACCAGCACCAGGTGCGCATCGTCCCAGGCGTTCGTGAAGTCCCAGGCTGAGATCACCTTGCGGACGTTCTCCGGCCGGCCCCGGGTCGGGACGATCACGGCCAGGGCTTGCTCACGCATCGGGGCTCCAGGAAAAGTTAGGGTGGTTAACAATTGCGCGCTCGCCCGGCTGGATGGTCCTCGGCCGTTCCCAGCGCGATCCCTTTGGCACGTAGAGGTAGTGGTACAGGATCTGGGGAACGACGACCTGGGTCCGCACGATGTGCATCCGGCGGAGCTGGTTGGCCCAGACCCGGTCCTCGGCCATCCCGGTCCGAGCCACGGTGAAACTCGCCTGACGGGCGAGCGCAGTCCGGATCGGGTTGATGTGCGAGATGTCGCGCTCGAACCGGCCCCGGAGGTTGCGCCAGGCTCGGTGCTCCAGCGAGTGGTAGGCGACCGCAATCGGCGCGCCGTCGGAGTAGCACTGCACCTGGAAGCCGACGTAGTCCGGCCGCTCGCCCAGCGCGGTGACGACCTTGTCCACGTAGTCCGGCGAGACCAGGTCGTCGTCGTCCACGAAGCACACGTAGTCCGTGGTCGCGCCGAGCACCATCGATTGGCGGATCTTGGGGAGCGACGGGCTCCCATCGTTGTGCCAGCCGACCACCCGCACGCGGCCGCCGTACGGCTCGGTCTGGGGCAGGAGCCCAGCCATCAGCCGCTCGAACAGCGGCCGGCGCTCGCCCAGCGTCGGGACGAGGATGGACCACGTAGGCGCGGCTGTCATGTCTCAACCTTACAGGACGACGGGGCATCTCGGGAGGCGGCCTTGCGGGGGGAGTTGCAGAACCGCACACGCGTCAAATCTGGCTGGCCCCTCGCGTGTGTATACGTGTGTGGCGTAATGCGTATACAAAAACAACAAGCTGACGGAATCTGGAGTAAGAGTCAGTCCCCCGGTCCCCCCGCTATTGGGGCAGGACCGCGATGTACCGACGATTGAACAGACCCTCCTCGGTCCCCACGGCCGAGCTACTGCGGTAGGCCAGGACCGCGTTGTACACCGCGCCCGGGGTCAGCCCGGTCACGAGCTCGGAGGTGCTGATGGTCCCGAGCGACCCATTGGTCGCAGACTGGTGACCGCCGGCGGCGTTATCGCTGGCGGCCCGGATGACCCCGCCGGATCCGACCACCGCGCCGGATCGGACCTCGAAGTCGAGGATGCCGTACTGGCCGGCGGTCTCGTTGCCACCGACGGCCCGGCCCATCACGAGCACGACGCCGGAGGGCGGCGCGACGAAAGCCACGCCGTGGACTCCGCCGGTGGTCGGCCCTCCCCCACCGGCGGTCAGCGAGGTGATGAACGAGGTACCCGGCGCCACGCCGCTAGAGGGAACGCCGACCAACGAGACCGGCTGAGCCGATTTCACGTTCGATGTGCCGATGACCAGCATCGAGCCCCGGAAGCTGAGGATCTGGACCACCGCACCGACCGAGAAGACCGCGCCGTTGAGCACGCTTACCCCGACGATGTTGGTCCCGGACAGGTTCACGGTCACCGTGCCGTCCGAGGCGATGGCCTGGATCGTTCCGACCCGGAGCTGAAAGCCGGGGTCCCCCCCGACCTGATCCTCCGGCGCCAGCTTCTGGCGGAGCTTGGTGTAATCGATGGTCATCTATAGCTCCCGGACTTGGATCGATGTATCACCGGTCAGGTCCACGGTGACCGCGTCAACGATGAGGATGGTGCCACCGACGGCCACCACGTCCCCGGCCGTGATCGTGGGATCGTACGGACGGACCAGGGTGTACGTCGCAGCTGCCCCGATGTTCTGGGCCAGCAGGGCATCAGCAGCCGATTGGGCCTGGGCTACTGACAGGATCAGCGGGGAGGAGAAGTACTCGGTCACCCGGCCGTACGGGCTCGTGCCCGGCCCGGCACCGGCGTAGGTCGGGCTTGACGGGTCACTGTCAAGTGCCACGGCCTGGACCGGCGGCGTACCGTCCTGTGCCTCCCCCCGAGCCACGATGACGTTCGGTGGCCGGGTGTCGTAGTCGGCCGAGATCGAGGTCAGCAGGTCGAGCGGGTACGCGCCGGCCGGGTCCGGCGTGATGGTCCCGACCTGGATATGACCCACCCGGTCATACCAGGCGGTCCGGCTGAACCCGTTGAGCACGTCGAGGACCTCGGACCACGGGGCCGTGCCGGAGTCCAGGCCGAAGGTCCGGGCCGCGCCGAGCGAAGCACCGACCAGCGAGACGCCGGGGTTGATGCCGGTCCGGTTGGTCACCACCGAGTTGATCATGGTGCCGAGGTCGGTACCGGCGGCCACGGTCAGCGAGGTCTCGAACCGGTAGCGCTCGACCCGGTCCGAGACGTCGATGAGCCCGATCTCCACCACGCGCTGGTCCGCCTCGGTCCGGGTCTTGCTGGAGGCGATCTCGTACGTGCCGTAGGGGACCGTGGCCACTGAGCCGTCCAGTAGCTCCAGGCCCATCTCCGCCTCGACCCGTGTGCCGAACGGGGTCAGGATGTCGCTCGGCCGGGTGGGGAGCATCGAGGTGCCGGAGAACGTGAGCCGTGCGTCCCACCTCCCCGTGCGCCGGGCGTCCTGCGTCATCGAGCCGGAGATCGGCTCCAGCTCTACCGTGCGGCCCGAGCGCGAGAAGGTGAACCGGGAGAAGCGCCGGTAGCCGGTGGGTGTGCTGAGGGCCGCCTGGTGGCGCGCACTGGCAAACGTCGTGGCCATCAGGGATCAGACCTCTCGGATCCAGCAGTCACAGCACATCGTCCCTTCAGGGATGTTGTGGCCCATTTGCCGGAGTAGATCAACACAGTGACCGGATGGACAAGGGCACTCGTGATCCGCCTGGTCCATCCCCAAGACCATGACCCCGTGATAGCCCAGGTCCACCAGGACCTGGCCGATCTCTCCCTGGCTGACATCGCCATCGGTTGCGAGCGCGATGAGGAACCGCTGAGTATGCATACCCCTGGGAGACGTCGCACCGTCCCGGCATGTCCGGTCACAGGAAGTCCTCCGGGTCGGCGGTCTCGGGCCAGGGCTGGCGGACCATCGTCACCTGAACCACTTTCACGTTCGGGGCCGGCGCCGTCACCGACCAGCCGGCCGGCGCGAACCAGCCCGGCGTACCACCGACCGGGGACCAGTAGATCCGGTCGTTGGCCAGCATGGCCTCCAGCTGGTTGATGGACGGCAAGCCCTCGGCCGCGATGACCAGGGCCAGGTCTTCCCCAGGCGTGCTGGTCGAGACCGAATGAAGGCCACCTTCCAGCGGGGTCGAGTCAGCCACCAGCCGGGGGAAGTCACTGGACCGGTCGGTGGCCACAGCCATCCGATCGGTGAACGAGGAGAGCCGGTCCAAGCCGTCGTCGTAGGTCAGGCTCGGCACGGTGAAGCTGGCGAAGTCGCTGATCTTGAGTTCGGGCACGGGGAGCGGGTCGCCACCGATGATCCCGTCCACCCGGACGAAGTGCACTTCCTTGTAGACAGGGATGTTGCTCCCCGAGCCCGTGAGCGGAACGCCCAGGGCCGACGGGAAGTAGGCATCAGCGACCGGTGGCTCCGTGATGCCGGTGTCCGCACTACTGTGATCGTGGTCGCGGTCCGGGCTCGGACCCAGGTCCCCCGGCGACGTCGGCGTGCCGTTGGACGAGTTGGTCGACACGCTGGTGACCGTGGTGTGGTTGTGGCCGGGCAGCGAGTGATCGTGCGTCGAGATCGGGTGCGTGTGCGTGGCCGCGCCACCGACCAGATTGACCGAACTCGAACCCTTCTCCCGGGCGAACAGGGTGCGCATGTCGGGCGTCCCGTTGGTCCCGTCGCACGCCGTCAGGATCGGATCCAGGTCGACGAGGGCGCCCGTGTAGAGGCCGATGATCCGGGTCTGGCGACCGCCGCCGGTGTTGCGCAAGATCCGCAGGCACCGGTTGGGCGGCTCGATGATCGTCGTCCCCGCCGCGCCACCGGCGGCAGACTCCAGGTTGCCGGTGCCGGCCGGGACCACGTTCATCGGGTGGGTGTGCCGGGGGAGCCAGCGTCCGCCACCGTTGCCGCCGCCGGCCTCGATCGAGCTGGTCGGGTTGCTCAGGCTGGTGTTGCCCACCGTGTGATCGTGAGTCAGCCCAGTGTGCCCGTGCGACTCGACAGTGTGACCGTGGAGGGAGACACCCGAGGTGGCCCCGCCGTTGCCGGCCGCCGCCGCGCCCTTGAGGAAGCGGCCGGCCGAGGAAGTGTCGTCGGTCCAGCCGGACACGCTCTCGGCCGAGTAGCCCAGGGCGCCGACCGGATAGGCGACCTGGAGCCCGTTGCTCTGGATCCAGATCACGTCCCGGGTGAGCGGGCTGTTACCGGTGGCGCCGGTGTCCGGGGAGGCCAGACCGGAGTCGCCACCGTTGAAGGTGCCGACGTACTCCGGCCGGGTGTGATTGTGCGGCTGGTCGGACTGCGGGTACGGGGCGCCGTTCTCACGGCGCGAGGTGATGCTGAGGTTCGAGGCGCCGGTGGGTCCGCCGAGGGTGTGGTTGTGCGCGCCGATCCGGTGGTTGTGGCTGGGCGTCGTGTGCGTGTGCGTGCTCGCGCCGCCGGTGGCCGACGGTGCGCCGGTGGTCGTCGCTCCCCGGACGTGGTAGCCGTCCAGCGTAGTCACCCGGGTCCAGCCCGAGGGGATGCTGGCGACCGTGCTCGGCCAGGCCAGGATCAGGTCACCCGGGATGGTGTCCGGAAGCTCGACGGAGGTCGAGACGTACCCCTGGTAGCGGACCCGGTAGGTGATATCGCAGGCCACGCTTGACGGTTCACAGTCAACCCCGGGCTGGGGATCGAGCTGAGGAATAGCCAGGTCGAGATACGAACCGCTCAGGCCGTCCGGCACCACGGCGATCCGCTGAGAGCCGGTGCAGTCGTCACGCCAGACCTCGGCCACGACGTAGTCATCATCCCAGGTCTGACCGCCCGGAGAGGTCCAGCTGACCCGGTATCCGCCGTACTCCGCGTCAACGGTGACCAGGGGAGGCGAGGGTGGCGGGACGATGTTCTCGATCGTGAAGGTGAGCACTTCGGAGTGCTCGAACGGGTCGGCTCCCCGGATGGTCGAGCGCGCGATGAAGGTCGTGTTGTAGTCGCCGTCATCGAGGCCGGTGCTCAGCTCGACCGTGGTCGGCGGGGTCCCGGTGCCGGAGTCGGTGAAGATCGTCGCGCCGCCGGACAGCCCGGCGCGCACGGTCACCTCCCAGTTCAACGCGGGCAGGCCGTCGTAATCCACGCTGCCGAAGAACATGACCGGCTGGTTGGTGTCGCTGACCGTGCCGCCGCTCTGGTCCGTGCCGGCGTTGTCCTGGACCTCGGGCGAGAAGGTCGGGTGGAAGCGGCAGTCGATATCGACATAGCACTCAGAGGTGCGCAGCTCGGTCGCGCCGCTCCCGTCGTCGTCCGGCCAGCCGCCACCAATGTTCAGGTCGGAGAGCGCTCCCACGGTGGCCAGGCCGTAGCCGCTGTTCTGGTACCAGCCGGTGGCCTGCTCGGCGAACGAACTGGTCACCGGGATGGTGTCGAACTCGATGAAGTCCTGGGTCCCCCGGCCCAGGTCGATGTCCTCCTCGCTGGTCCCGGTGTCGGTGCGGATGCGCACCCGGCCCCGGATCCGGTGCCGCTCGTAGCCACTGGACGGCGTGTGCGGGCCGAGCCGCAGACTCCAGTTGTCGCCGTCGTCGGAGACGTTGAAGTCGATGTAGGTGGCGTCCGAGTCGTCGGCCGTCACGGTGGCGATGGTGCCTGAGGGCACAGCCGTGCCCGCGCCGGCCGTGCGGACCGAGGCCGGCCGGATGACGTCAACGACCGACACGAGATGTCCTCCAGATCCGAGTCACCATGACATCATCACACGTCGGCCAGCTGGGGAGCAGGCTCGGGGCCGGTACCGATGAACCTGGCCGTCACCTGACGGATGCGCCCGACCTTGACGATGCGGACCGAGGCGGCCACCGGCGCCGCCCACACCTCGTTCGCGTCGCTCGGGCTGATCAGCACCAGCGGCCGGGACAGGATGGAGAAGAGTTCGGCCAGTTCGGCCTCGCTCTCCACGGCGGCCGACATCGAGAGGTTGCGGCCACCCGGCGCGGCGCTGGTGACGAACCGGGACCCGTTGACCCCGGTGGACGCCGTGAACGGCCGGTCCACGTCCCACTCGAACTTCCCCTTGATCACCGACCAGATCGGGCCGTCCGACCCGGTCGTGCGGATCAGGTGCTCGCCGTCGTCCCAGGTCAGGCAGAAGGTGTCCGGGTCCGGCGGCGGAGTTGGCGCATCCATCATCTGGATGTAGGCCACCTCCTCGTGAAGGGGCTCGTTCGAGGTGGACGCCAGGGTCCCGGTCGAAGTACTGACCACGGTCGGGGTCGTCGTGTTGGTGTCGGACAGGGTGTGCGTGTGGCCGGCGGTCGAGATGTTCACCGTGGCCGTGGTGTTGGCCGTGGTGGTCGTGGCGGCGGACGCCCCGGTCGTGCTCGTGTGCGCGTGCCCGGAGGTCGTATGGGTGTGGCTGCTCCCCGTGTGGGTGTGCCCGATCGAGGACCCGCCGGTGGTGCCGATGCTCGCGGTCGCGCCCCGGGGGTAGCGGGCGATCAGGTCGGGCGTGCCGTTGGTGCCGTCGCAGAGCTGCCAGTTGGTCGGGATCGAGCCGAGCGAGTTGCGCCAGGCGCCGATGATGCCGGCCGGCAACGACTCACCACCCGAGGTGTTCTCCTGGACACGCACGTTGCAGTAGGCCGGATCCTGGGCGCCCGAGACTCCCGATGCCCCGCCGGAAGCGGAGACCAGGGCGGCCGAGGTCGCGCTGGCCACGGTGATCGAGTGCGTGTGGGTGGCGGCCGAGATGACCGAGCCGGCGCCGGTGGCCGGCGCCAGGGTCGAGGCGGCCGAGCCGGTGGCCGCGCTGGTGTGCGCGTGCGAAGTGCCGGTGTGGGTGTGCGAGCTGACCGTGTGGGTGTGCGCATTCAGCGCGCTAGTCGCCGTCGCGCCGCCGTCGCTGGCCGTCGCCGCGCCCTTGAGGAACCGGTTGGTGGCGTCCGCGTAGTCGGTCCAGCCGGCCAGCGAGATGTCCCCGGTCAGCGCGAGAGCCCCGTCCGGCACACCGAACGGTGTGCCGTCGGACTGGATGTAGATGACCGTGAGCCGGGCCGGGTCGTTGGCCACCGTGTCAGTGCCCGGGGAGGTCGAGCCCGAGGCCATCGTGGCCGAGTCCGTGCTGGGCCGCGAGTGGGTATGGGCGGACAGCACTTTCAGCGCGCCGGCCGTGTTCGGCGCGCCGACCGATCCGGTGGCGGCGGCCGTCGGGGTCGTCGTGGTGTGGAGGTGGCTGGTGTCGTGGGTGTGGCCGGGCGTGGTGTGCGAGTGGGTGGCCGCTCCCCCGGTGGTGCCGGGCTCGGTGTCATCGGTAACGACGCCCTTGGCGTAGCGACCGTCAAGGGCAGTGACCCGGTCCCATCCGGTCGGGATCGTGGCGTTCGTCCCGGGCCAGAGCAGGATGATTCCGCTGGGCACACCCGGGTCGTACGCGTCGGACCAGTTCGAGATCCGGAGGTCGCCGTCTTCACGGCCGATCGTGCGAGCCCGGTAGTACGAGCAGCACTGCTCCGGGGCGTGGTCGCACGTGAGGCCTATGCCCGATCGGGGAAGGGTGTAGTCCACGTACGTGGCGCACTCGGCCGACTCCAGCGGGCCGAGCATCGCCACGGTGCGGGTCGAGGTGGGCGAGTAGATGCTGGCCGGGGCGTGGACCGTCCAGAGGTTGCCCTGGTCGTCGGTGAACTGGGTGGTCCCGTTGAGCCGGCCCTGGAAATCGGGGTTGACGATGAGCGCGCCGTCGGGTGCGTCGCGCACCTCGACCGAGTAGATGCGGCCGATCCAGCGGGCGAACGGGCCATCGAGGTGCGCACCGACGGTGTACGGCGTGCTGACCGCGTCGTAGAGCGGCGCCGGCACCAGGCCGATCACCACCTCCCCGAGCTGGACCCAGTCGGACTCTTCGGTCTCGCGGGTCGAGAAGGTGACATTCCAGACCCCTGCAACATTGCTGGACATCTGGACCCGGACCCAGGCGTCGCCGTTCGGATCGGCGTGCACGGTGTCGGTGGAGACCGCGCTCTGAAGAGTGGCCGCCGTGCCGTCGGTGCCCCAGACCAGCTGGAGCTTGCCGTCGGTCCGGATGGCGAACCGCCAGGTCCGGTTGTCGCCGGCCGTGTTGTAGTGCGCGGCCATGGTCTGCTCGTAGGTGGGGAGCCAGTCGTCGTCGCGGCCGGCATGGACCACGGCATCGAGGTCGATCGGCGCGTCGCCCGGATCCACGCCGGCCGCGTACGAGTTGCCCGAGCCGGTCAGCGCAAGGTGGCCGCCCACCGGGCAGTCCACCCGCTGGACCTCGACGTAGCCGACACCGTCGTCCAGGCCGCTCACGTCGGGCGCGCACGCCTCGACCTCGTAGAACGGGGTGCCGTCCACCGGGTCCACGGTCGGGTTCTCCGGCGGATCGATCTGCCCGACCTGGACCGTGAAGGAGATCGTCTCCTCGTCGCTGGCGTACGCGGTGTTCTGGCCGAGGGTGGACCAGATCTGGAGGTGGGCCACGTACGAACCGTTGTCGAGCGCGGTGGTCTGGCGGTCGGTTGCCGGCCCCGAGACGACGCCGGTATCCCAGACGATGGCCCCATTGAGCGTGACCCAGTACCGGTACTGGCGTGCGTTAAGGTCGTCCAGGTCGATCGAGCTGGCGTGGATGACAGGTTGGGTGGTATCGCTGACCGTGGTGGTGACGACGCCGGCACCGTTGATGACCTGGGCTGTGAGGGTCGGCGCTTCACGCGAGTCCACGTCCAGGTAAATCTCGTTGATCTTGACGCCGGTGGACTGGCCGGTCACGTAGGCGTAGAGCACGGCCGGGCCGTCCGGCGCCGCGCCGAACCCCCACGATCCGGCGACCGTAGCCGGGGAGGACGAGAACTGAGCGGACGCCCCGGCGATCAGCGCGCCGGAACTGATGCGCACGGCCCACCAGGCGTCGCCGTCCTCCCCGCGCGCGCGGACCCGCACCTGGTGCCGGCGCTCGCCGGCGGGGGGACTGTCCACCGGCGTGGCCAGCAGGAGAGCGGCTCCGCTTCCGCCCCAGGTCGCATAGGTGGCGTCGTTGTCGTCCGAGGTCACGCTGACCAGGGTTGACGTGCTCGGTGTCCAGCCGGTACCGGAAGCCGTGCCCGAGGGTCGCAGCGTCGTTATCGATCCCATGTCAACATCCCCGTCATCGAACGAGCGTTGCCTGGGCCAGGCGCTCCAGGACCGCCTCAGCCGCTTCCTCGCCGGCCTCGCGTCCCTGGCCCTGGACCACGATGGCGCCGGCCTGGATCGTCACGCTGACGTTCGGCGCCAGCTGGCTGGCGCCGTCACCTCCCCGCGTCTGGCTGGCGGCCGTTGCCGTGAAGGTCGGCAGGTCACCGGTCAGGTCCCCCAGAGTCTTGCGGACACTGTCGAACCGGCTCTCCAGACCGCCCTCGAATCCGGCCATGACCCGCTGGCCCGCGTCCCAGAGGATCCTATCGTCAACGTTGGCCGGCCCCTTCCAGTCGGGGAGCAGCGAGGTCAGTGAGCTGAGCACGCCGCGCACGCGGTCGAATCCGGCCTGGATCGCGCCGACCAGGCCGTCGATGATCCGGCGGCCGGCGCTCGCCAGCCAGGAGCCGGCGCCGGAGAAGGCCCCGGTCACCGCACTGCGGATCGAGGACAGCGCCGAGCGGACCGCGCCGATCACAGCACGCATGCCCGTGACCAGGCCGTTGACCACGGACCGGCCCGAGCTGACCAGCCAGGAGCCGGCCGCAGCAACCGCGCCCAGGATGGCCGAGCGGATAGACCCGATCGCGCTGCGCACGGCGCCGATGCCGGAGCCGACAATCGAGCCTGCGAACCCGACGATCAACCGGGCGCCGGCCAGCAGCATCGACCCGGCGGCTGACAGCAAGCCCTTGAGGATGGCCAGGTTGATCTGCGCGATGGCGCGGATGATCATCGGGAGACTCTGGATGAACCCCTTGACCAGCGCCCCGATCAGGACGGCGGCGGCCGAGATCAGGGCCGGGGTGTTCTCGACCAGGACCTGGACAAATGTAGGGATCAGGGTGTCGCTGACGAAACTGATCAGAACCGGGAGGTTCTCGGACATTGCGTTGACGAAGGTAAGGATCATCGCCACGCCGGCCTGGATCAGTTCGGGGTTGTCTGCGAACAGCGCCACGAGCTGGGGGATCAAAGTACCGGTGATGAAATTGGCCAGGAGACCGATGTTCTGAGCCCAGGCGGTCACCAGGGACTCGAAAATCTGAATGGCGGCCTGGAAGAATTCGGGGTTGTTCTGGAACAGATCGGTTATCGCCGGGATGATCTGGGTGGTGATGACGTTGGTGATAATTCCGATATTGCTGACGAACCCTTGCATAATCTGCTGGAGCATCGAAATGCCCTGCTGGAGAAGCACGGGTCCTTGAGTGGACAGGGTGTTCAGGAGAGTCGGGATCACCTCCCCTTGAATTGACGCGACGATCTGGGGGAGGGCCTGACCGATACCCTGGACCAGAGCGGTGATGATGTTGATGCCCAGGAGCAGGAGCTGTGGCGCGGCCGAGATGAAGGCCGAGAGGATCTGGGGGATGGCCTGGATCAGCGCCGTCGCCACAGATGGCAGCGCGGTCAGCAGCCCGGTCACCAGACCCTGGATCAGGCGGAGCCCAGCCTGGATGATCTGGGGGATAAGTCCGATAATGCCGACGATCAGCGTCGTCGCCAACTGGACAATAGCGGGCAGAAGGGTCGGCAGGGCGTTCAAGATCCCGGTGACCAGGCCGTTGATCAGCGCGGCGGCGGCCTCGATCACCCGGGGGGCCGACTGGGCCATGGTGTTCACCAGGCCGGTCACCAGCGCGACCACGCCCGTGATGATCTGCGGGATGATCGTCGGCAACGCGGCAGCCAGACCACTCACCAACTGGAGGATGGCATCGGTGACCTGGGCACGGAATGCGATGATCTTCTGGATGATCGTCGGCAGATTGGCCGACAAGTATTGCAATCCCCGGCTGACCAGGTTCTCGATCCCCTGGATCGCGAAGTCGAATACCTCTCCCCACGAATCGAACCCGGTGACGAATTCACGAATCGAGACGTAGGCGCGAGCGGACCAGTTGATGAATTCACCAAGCTTGGTGATCAGGAACTGGATGCCGTCAAAGAAATCGCCGAAAAATATGGCGAGTTCCGGGGTGACGTCCGCGATATTGTCGAACATTCCCCGGAGCGCGCCGCCGGTTTCACTCAGACCGACGGCGAAGGCGTTGAGGATTGGTTCGCTGGCCTGGACCAGATTGACGAATCCAGGGAGCGCGTTCTCGACCAGCCCGATCAGGCCGGCGGCCAGCGGGGCAATGGCCGGCGCGAGGCCTTGGAACGCGGCCTTGAGCTGGGGAGCAACCCGGCCGATCAGCTTCTCGAACTCGCCCAGAGCGGCCACGAGCGGTTGGAGCAGAGGCTGGGCCGCCGCCCTGAACTGCTCTTTCATCGAGTCGGTCAGTTGCTTGGCCGCGCTCTTGAGAGCCGGCTCCTCCTTGAGCAGGAGGACGCCCAGACCGAGGGCGCCGAGGCCTACGCCGGTGGCGATGGCCGCGCCCAGCAGCGCACCGATCGAGGCGGCCAAGGCACCGGCGATGACCCCGGCCATGCCGACACCGAGAACTGCGAGGGGCGCGGCGAGGAGCGGCAGGAGTGCACCGATGCCCGGGATCAGAGCGCTGGCAAACAGCTTGACGGCCGCTTTGCCGGCGTCGAGGAAGCTGGACGACGCGGCGTCCTCGACCTTCTTGAGCTGGGCCTTGACCTTCTTGGGATCGGCCCCCTTACCGAGACCCTTGACGAGGTTGGACCCGGCTTTCTGGCCGACCCCCTCGAACCCGACGGATGCCTTTTCGGCCGCCGTGGCGAATCGGCCGCTGGAGGCCCGGAGCCGGCCGCTGGCGTCGAGGAAGAACCCGTCAGCGAAGGACTTACCGCCCTTCTCCCCCTCGCGCTTCATTCCGTCGCTGTCCACCGGGACCGTGACCGGATCGACCTTGATCTTTGACAGTGCACGGTCAAGGTCGCGTTCGGTCTTCCGGGCGAAGTTACGGACGTCGCCCTCTACCTCGACCCTGGCCTTGCCGACATCTGCCACGCGACCAGCTTAGATGTCCGCGAGGTGCCCTGACGATTCAGCACAGGGTGCTATCTCGCGTAGGATGGCAGAGGTGAACGTCTCGAACGCTCAACTCTCGAACCTCGGCAACGCCGTGTCCTTGATCGATCCGGACTTCCCGTTCGAGATCGTCGTCCGGCTGTCCGAGGATGCCGAGCGGCCCGAGGTCGTGGAGATGAGCGTAACGCCATCCGACCCCGAGCACCCGGAGCCGATCACCTCGACCGTGCTGGCCCAGATCCCGGTCCGCCAGATCGCCGGGGTAGCCGCGAGCGCGCTGTCTGGGGAGGGCGAGGAGCAATACCGGATGCTCGCCGCTCCCCGGCCGCCCGGTCTCAGGAGCTGGCCGGACGATCACTTCCAGCGCGTGGCGCGCGTGGCTGCCTGGGCGCGCGCGACCGGCCGCCCTGGCGGGGCGGCTGGAGCCGTGGCCGAGTTTTGGGACGTGCACTATCGGACGGCGCGCCGGTGGCTTTCACGCCGGTCGTAGGCTTCGGGCCGGCCATCGAGGCGAACTCGTCGTCCAGCTTGGCCCGCTGGCGCTTGGTCGGCTTGCCGTTGGTCAGGCTCTCGTTGTCCAGCAACGCCAGAAACTTCTCCCGGTCCTCCTTGCCGAAGGCCTCGACCACGACGGCGTAGATCGCATCGAGGGCGGCGCCGAGCGGCTGGCCCTCCCAGCGGAAGCCGTGCCGCGTGAGCTGACCATTGATGACGGGCCACTGGCTGTTCGCCACCATCACCAGGATCACGGTCGCGTGGAACGAGCGGCCGGC